TGAGTCCTGTGCCGCCTGAACCGTGTGGGACTGTTCCTCCAGTAATCTCCTGAGAGGAGAGTGAGAGGTAGTTGGTATTAGCTAGGGTTACATCGGTCGAGTTGTCTGTACCCGAAGCGTCCACTCCCAGAGTTGTTCTGGCAGCAGCAGCGTCAGCGTCATCAATTAAAGTTCCACCGAATGTGCTAACAGCAGAGGCAGCTAACGCAGCGTCAGCAGTCGTCCCTTGTGCAGCCGTAGCGTAATCCGTAGTATCAAATGCTTTTACATCTGCCAGATTCGTAACCTCAGAGTCCATCAAGGCTCCTGCTGCGGTTACGTTGGTAGCGTCTGTTACATCGGCAGAGGATTCAATAGAATCGAGCTTAGTTTTATCACCATCAGCGAAAGCTCCTTCTGATGGTTTGGATTGAAGCGTTGAGATTGTGACTCCCTTTACACCAGCTAAATCAGTTAGCTCTGAATCCATTAAGGCTCCAGCGGCAGTGACGTTGGTGGCATCGGTTACATCGGCAGAGGCTTCTACGCCCGTTAGTTTTGTTTTCTCTGCGTCAGTGAAAGCGTTGGTATCACTCTCAGCCTCATAAGCCGTCTTGATCTGTGCCCCTGTCTGGTCAGCGGTAGCTGCGGTTTCTATACCGTCGAGTTTCGTGTTATCAGTGGCCGTAAAGTGGAGGTTGGTTGTGCCTTCAGCTATCTCATCCAAGTTGTCCTTGGTGAGTATTTGAGCATCGACGTAATCCTTAACAGCCGCCGAGGTCGGCAGCGTGGTGTCATTGTCGTTGCTCGAAATCGACTCAGCCGCAGTAACCAAGGTATCCGCATTTAGGTGCTCTGTCGTAACTCCCGTAGCGAGTACGCCATCCACAACACCGTCGTTGTCCGAATCTAATTTATTAAGTAAAGTAGTAACCCCATTAGGGCTTGTTGACGCCCCCGTTGCGTTGCTCTCATTTGTGTATGGTGTATTGTTAGCCATTATAACTGTCCTCCGGTACGAATCGGACTACGTTAGCCCGTTGATTTTTATCAGCCCCCATCATTGCCACTAAATGCGCGTTCGCTTCCTGCACATGTGCTTGGGCCTTTCCTGACTGCCGCATCCGAGTAAGCATATCCGCCACCGCGAAAGAGATCAGCGCGTTAGTGCATGCTTTTAATTGGGGAGTGTCATTGTCGTGGCTAAGAGGCGTACAGATGTGCTTTGCATAAATTAATAACTTGTGCCCTTCTGAAATGTCACGATGTAGCTGAATCCTCTGGTGCTTCCTCTCGTTCTCATCCTCTAGTAAAACCTGCAATTCATTCTCAGCCGCATTTGAAGTTACCACCCTGATGTACCCCGCCGTTTTCGGCTTGGATAAAGAATATATCTCATCGTAATAATTTTGAGAAACCCGATCAGAAGTCCCAGACAATGTTACCGTTTCTGAAATCTCATTGCCGAGGTGCATCCCTTGGACCCGAACGCTTCCCGTATCAGTAGCATCACTTGAACTAATACTAAGTTTTACATTAGGAGGGTGCATGTGGGTCGCTACAGGATTCATGTGACTAAACCCTATGACATCACCAGATTCCTCTAAAAGGTACGGATTGATTTGATATATATTCTGACGATCCATTGGGGCGAGTAATCGTTTCAAATCCCCCTTTTGCATAACCACTTGAAGTACTTTATCTACCCACGCAGGTAGTATGACTTGGTTAGCATAGGTGGTAAGCGTCAATGATATCTTTGCATCTTCCCAAAGATGGGCGTCATACAACATCATGTACCGTCTTTTCAGGAATTCCTTCGCTTGTGTTTTTGAAGTCGCGTCCGAAGACCCAATCAAATCCACAACCTGATCTGCCATATCCGCTAAAGTCATATCAATCCAATCTTAAATGAGGGTGCCCTACTCCATCCCTAAAGCAGGACACCCTCGGTTTAGTCCCGTGGATTAAAACGTGACTTTATTAGCCTTGATCATTACTCCGAATTTAGGATTCAACACCTTACTAGCAGCGTAGAATTTATATCCGGCGGTGATGTATTGGTTCAGGGCGTCACTCTTATCCGCTTTATCATTAATGATAAGCTGCGGCTTGAGCGGGCTATTAGAACCAGCGAGCTTGATTGTTCCGGCAAACTCTTTACCGAATACGAAACAAGCGTGGCCGTTTCCAGTGCCCGAGTTGTGGTCGAACTCTTTCGGGTTCGTTTGCTCCACAACCTTGACGTTGAAGAATTTCCCGATCTCTCCGTTATAGATTTTCTCTTTATCGGAGTAGCTCGAAACATTCACCCACTTGGTGTCTTGACGAAGATCGTAAGACAGACGTGGGCTAACCACAGCGACGTAGTGACCGCCAGCAAAGGTAGGAGCACGATTCTCCTTCAAAATGCTGCAAGCCTTGTCGAGGTCTTGTAGCTCAACGGTACGATCCGCAGAGGCAGACTCCGCAGTCAGATCGATAAGTTGAGCAGAGTTCCCCGAATCGGACATCTCTGTGTATATTTCGTCCCGCACTTGGTTATCCAAGTACAGTGCGGCTTCCTCGCCCATACGCTGGGTTTCCAACTCAAGCTGCTTGATCAAGTCAGTAGCAACGCGAGTGTCCGAAATCTTGGATACGTCACCGTACTGGGAGAGCGTAGCTTCCACGATTTCGAGCGTGGTGTGCGTGAAGTCAGTTAATGGGGTACCTTCCGTCAGTGAGCGAACGTTATCCACGTTAGCTTCACCACGGCGAAAGAACCGCATGGTTTGTGTACCTGCATTTTTAGGCAGGTCGAATTTCTCCACAAGCTCTGCGAGGACCAAACGGTCTATTGCATGCTTGAGGAAGTTTTTGTTAAAGACCTCAGAAATTCTTGAAGAGTCCAAGCCGGAGCTTGACTCTGTTGAACTACCAGAGGTCGTGCGAATGAATCCAGTTGTAGCAGCCATGATGGCCTCCAATCTTTATTACTAACTCAAAATCGCCGCATCATGTCGTAACGCTTCCAATTGGTCGTCAAGTGAGAGGTTGTCCCACTTGGCTTCAGTGCTTCCGCCTGATATTGTTGGTGTTGTCCCATCCAATGCTACCGCTTTCTTGAGTTTATTGTTCTCAGTTTGTAACTGCTCAACCTTCTCCAACAACTCCGAAGACGAAGCGGCGTTCATACGCAACTTAGCAACCTCTACTGCCGCAGCAACCCCTGCGGGGTGCGCTTGAAACAACGGCCCCCACTCCCCGTTAAGAAGTCCAGTAGACTCCTTATATAAGGAGGACTTGGGGTCTTCCAGTTCAGGGTTATCCTTTATGGCTTTCCCCCTCACTTGGTCCCATGCCTCTGCAAACTGCGGACTGTTCGGTCCCGAGCTACGGGCGGCACCCATTGCGTTGGCTTTTCCTGCAAGACTTCTAATCAAGTTCTTTGCAGTATCAAACTCGCCATCATCAATGAACTCCTCTAGTGAACTCGCAATCTCATCTGCTGAATACTTAGGTAACGGATCATCCGGTGCCTCAGATTCAATAGTGGAAACCTGCTGCTCACGCTCAAGGAGTTGTGTCTCCCGTACTCGTAAGTGTGTCTCACGCTCGTCGGCCTCACGGTGACGCTTGTCTGCATTCTCCCAAGAACGCTTCAAAGCCTCTTTCTTTTTTCCCGTGCGCCGTGCTTGTGGTTCTGCGTCAGATTTCTCCCCAACGTCAGCACCCTCCAGCGGGTCCGTCTCGGACACGCCTTCGTCTTCTAAAACCTCTTTATTAGATTCCTCGGTAGGTTCGCCCGCCGACTCGTCTTCAGAGTTGTCTTCAATGGTTAAGCCCTCTTCGGACTCACCCTCGGCCTCCTCGCTGCCAGTAGGAGTTTCATTTTCAGCAGTCTCAGAAGGGAGTTGCGTTCCAGCGTCAACGGCTTCCGCCTCTTGCTTTAGTGCATCTAACTCCTCTTCTACCGTTAGGTTAGTTGTCTCGCTCATAGTTCGGGTCTTGTTCTGGCGAAGCCCCCGCCGTGGTGAGTGTTTTCATAAACACCCATAAAATCTTCATGCCGTGAACGGTCCCCGCCTCAAACGGCGTACACTGCTCGGACACGGCGGTCTGGCATGAGTCCAGTATCTGGTCCGCCATCAGGCGTTCCATCCTAGCTCCTGCCGGACTTTCAAGGAACGCGCCGAGAGCGCGGCGGTCCTTGTCGCTCCACACTGTCTGTGTGTCTGCATACGATAGGACTGCCGAAACAGCCCTCCAAGTTGTCAAAAAACGTCTTAACCTTCTCACAATATATGGGATTATATACCTTCGGGCAAGGCTTCTTGTGGTATTTCTTCTTGCCCTTGCATCTGCATTTGCTGCTGTTGTTGCTGCTGGTTAGCTTGCTGCTCCATAGCCACCACCTGTCCGAAATACTGAGCCATTTGCTGCATAGGTTCCTCAAGTTGTTTCGCTTGTTCAGGGTTCTTTTGCTGTAGCTGTCGCATGTGCATATTCGCATGGTTCATCAACAGTGCGGCTAGTTCACCGTCAATACCCTCGTCCGCGCTGATACGCCTCTCCACAAAACCCCGAAGGATCATCAAATGCGTAGCATCGTCATCCACGGGTTTCACTTGTGACGGGAACCCAATCATCATCCGACAAAGCTCAGTTGCTTGGTCTTCGCTCTGATCCGCAGACTGTGCGTCATTATCCATAAAGATACGCTTCACATCCTGTGGATCGTCCGCAGCAATCAGGTCTCGGACAAGCTCCGCTTGGTTCACGAACGGATTCTGCTGGAGTAACTGGAACCGTGTGACCTTCTTCTGATACACAAACTGTTTATTAAAATTATCAGCACTAGCCAATGGCTCGACCCGATACCCGTCTTGGACAGCCTCGGGCGGGATCGTCATCAACTCGTTGCGGTAAAAGAAATGTAAATCCGCCTTGTCATATTGGACATACAACCCCCACGCTTGCGCGAATGTTTCAGCTAAAGCTCGACGGAAGATACGGGAACGGAGGTCAGTCACCTGACTCATCACCGTCCCGATAAGGTTAACCTCAGACGCAGTCCGACGTTCCCCTGACTTAAATTGATTTTGCAGACCCGCGTCGGGAATACCGATTAGTTGCTCGGCGGTCAACCGCTGCTGGGCAATCTCTTGATCCCAACTTACCGGAGGTGCCCCCATCGATACAGCCTTTACCGGAAATGGTATAATCTGACCGGGTTGCATACGGATGTTACCTGCATTCACCATCGGGTTGTCCGACGTAAATATGGGTCTGCTATAGATCGTTACAGCATCCAGCTTCTCGTTCCAGAGCTTAGTCATGGATTGCTGTAACGGGGCGATACGGGCAGGGATACCACGGGGTGAGTAATAACCTTTATCCTTAACCTCTACGTTAAACTCCACATACGGGAGGTGACCGTGGTCGTAGGGGAGCTTACGGATAGGGCGTACAAATTCATCCAATGACAATGGTGAAAACGTAAAGGTCAGGAGGTCTTTACCGTCCCGATAATACACCTCCCACACGGGGATACGATCATCGTCAACGGAGTGTGTGATCCCTTCACGGAGATACTTCTCACTCTCGTAGCGCGTCCGCGTTTCCGCATTTGCGGCCCGTATCTTGGTGAGAAGCTCCGGTGATTGGTTGTAATTCTCATTTCGCTTGTAAGCTGCTGGACTGATCTGGTGAACCTGCGCACACCAATCGGCATCCCGTAAATCTGTCGTATGGGTTGGGACAATGAAATACATCGGGTCCACAGAATCGAACTTCACCTGCTTCTTCCCCTCGTCCCAGTAGACTTTCAAGAGACCCTTACCTGCCATCAACATGTAGTCCGCTACGCTGATAATCTCTGTCTCAAAATTAGTACGCTGTCTTAGACGGTAATCAAACCATTGTGCTGCCGCATTATTGAACTGCATTAAGTCTGACTTGAGTGAAAAGAAGTTTGCCACCAACTCATTCGCAAATACTTGCTGAATGTAATACGGCTTAATCTTCTCGATCATCATATCGGACAGAGGCCAGTTCAGATCCGCTGCACCTGCCCACGGTTTCTTGGGCCGTCCGAGACCTTCGTGCCGGAGCTTATACCCTTTGATCTGTTCGTCCTCCCAAGGGAGTCGAGCCTGTAGTGCGTCCCGCACCAAGGTGTCCATTTCCGACAGGTTAATCATTGCTTCTCCAATTCATATTCCAATTTATTAATATAAAGCCCCAACGCTTTCACAAAAGCCGCACCTTCCTCAGACTCCACTGCTTTCTCCAGACCCACTGGGTGTGTCGCTGCTATCTCTTGAAACCCGTTCAGCTTCACGCTTACGCAACCTGCGCTCCCGAGCAGCATCAATAAGATCGTCAACAGCTTTGTCTTTCTCATCTTTTCTTTGTTGCGCCATTTGCGCCCTAGCTATATCTCCAATAGATTCCACCGCGTCTATCAGCCGAGGCAACGCTGCAAGTCCCTTCAGAGCGGCTAGTAGCATCTAGCTGGTTGGTGGGTTGTCTTTCTTGGCGTACTCCTTCATGGCATCAACGATGCCTTGTCCGCCAATGTAAGCGGGTACAATAATAACGACAGCCCCAACAACCTGTTCGGTTAGTTCGGGTGATAGGTTCAGCCACTCAGTGGCGGCTACGGTTAACAGGCCACCGACGGCCACCCATAGTTTCCTAGACTTTAGTTTCTCTTTCATAAGCCAGCGAATGAGCCGGACATTGTTTCCTCTAGCACGGCTAGTTGGTCGTCCGACAAGGTGTCCTCATCTTCTTCAGCGAAGACAACACCATCGTATACGTTTCCTACTCTGTGTGCAATACTGATTGCAGACAGTGCAGCATCTGCGCGGTCCGGTGATCCCAGCCCTCGATTCCGCATATCCTCCTTCTTTTCCAAGGCGAGCTTACCTAATGCCGTGTAGGTACTCCTGCGGCTCGCCATTTGCTCTATAAGCGTCTCATCGTCCAATAGGATGACTTCCTTACGCTGTATGAGTCTAGCGGCGTCATACCACAATTCTGCGCCAAGATTGGCATAATGCTGTTGGTCATAGCTCTTGCTGTTATTCAGCACCCTACGGACGCTGACCCCTGCCGTGGCAAGGGCATCGTTGATCGGGTGCCCTAGTCCGCCGTCATCTGCCCAGACCCTATCCAAGGGAACCTTACGTTTGTTAATCTCAGCTATAGCCCGTCCCGCTGCTGCCATCGTATCCTTGTCCCGCCAACAGACCATCTCTGTCAGCTTGTTGCCTCGGACAAAAGCCATGACATTCTCGTCACCTCCTGCGGCCCAATCAATGAACACCAGTGGGACGCCATCCGTAGCCTTGGGCGGCTCCTCCAGACAGTTCACTATGTCCGCCCGCGCCACCACGTAGCCCACACCCCCGTCGTCAATAAACTCTGAGAAGATCATGGAGCGGATAAGAGGGTGGGTCCGACCCCACTTCTCAATCTGCGTACTGATCCACTCACTCCCGAGATGGGGGCAATCGTAGGAAGTGACTGTATGCGTGGAATAAAATGATTTTCTTGTTAGAAATGCATTAGCGAACTCCCCGACTGTTGTGCCCGCTGACGACATCACCAGCAGCCGCTCCGGCTGGCAGCGTTCAATAGCCATATAAATATCGTCCGAGACAGACTTTCCCTCATCAACGATCATCATCAAATGGTCGTTATGCCAACCCTCAAACTTACCGGAGTCCTCTGTACTGAAGCCAACGGCCCGACTACCATTGGGTGCTGTGATGTCGGTCTGGTTGATAGACCATCCGGCTCCCAGCTTATCCTTGTGTGACCTGAGACAACCCCATAGCTGTTCCTTTACTTGGCGGTAAACACCAGCGGTGGTGACCACCTGACTGTTAGGGAAACACGCGCAATGCCAGAGGATCAGGGGAGCCGCTACATTCTGGGTCTTGCCAGAGCCATTGGCTGCGCGAAGGGCCACGGGTTTATCTGCCATAGCTACGTCCCACATGACCTTGTCCTGCCATCCGTAGGGTTCTAGTTTCAATACCTCCCGTGCAAACCAGACGGGGGTGCCTAGTATAGAATCATCTGAATTTAATAAAGCCTTTTTATCCATCTGCGTTTTAAAACCCCATAAAGGGGGGAGTAATGGGCCGACCCCCCTCCCCCCACCTGCGCATAATGCACCCGACATGCCCACCCGCGAGGCGACTCAAATCACCGGACTGATATAGTACTGCTGGCATTATATACTGAATGGGATATAAGTGTTATTGTGCGAAACGAAAAAACAAAACAGTCCATAATCGCAAAAAACTAGGGAATATCGATGGTTTTCTCTTTGAACTTGGTCCATCCCTCCGCAATCTGGGCACATACTGCCGCATTAATTTCCAGTTTGTGCGTGGTTTCTACCTGAAAACGTTGATTTTGGCTGAAGTTCTCAGGGTAAATGCGTTCGAGCTGCCAGCACCACTTCTGCCATGATCCACTGGGTGCGTCTGCCATCTTATTGAGTAGGTCCGAGACGTGAGACGCTTGTGCCTTTTTTATGGAACACGCAAAGTCACTATTTTCCATGATCCACCTCGACGCAATCTGTTCATGGATGCCGTGTTTATTCGCCGCGATACGCCAAGGAAGGCCGTCTCGGACAATGGTTTCCACGATGGCAGTTGCAGTCGCTGGCTCGAATGCTCGGACAGGTCTGCCCATTGTGGCAGCACCCGCATCCTTAATAGCCTGAGTCGCTCCCGCCCGTGATGGTCTGCCTGATTTGGTGCGCTTGACTGCCGATTTCTTGGCCGATTTCTTGGCCGATTTCTTGGCCGATTTCTTGGCCGATTTCTTGGCCGATTTCTTGGG